TATCTTTTTGCCCAGGGCAAGCCCGGCTTCGGTCGCGGTAATCAGCGAGTGGGTCTGCATCTGCGGTTGCTCGGAGCCGTCCGTCCCGGCCCGCCGCACGAAGCAGGTCACGCCCTGGTGCTGCCCGCTGGTGTAAACTCCGCTGTACTGCGGCTGCGGCTGGTAGGCCGTGCGGCGCTGCTGCCAGGTCGGCAAAACGGCATCCACCGTCACTGCGCCCCACTCCCAGGGCATGGAAGGATACCAGGGCAGCATCCGCACCGTCTGTGCGGCCATGGCGCTGTGAACTACTCCACCCGCGGCCTCGGCAATGGTCGCCAGCTGCTGAATGGGTGTCTGCTGCGTCACGCTGTACGCTCCGCCCGGCACCAGCCACTCCGGAAGCTGCCAGTCCAGGGTAAAGCCCGTCCCGGTCAACGCTTCGTTCGCCAGCTGCGTCGCTGTGCGCTGCGAAGGCTGCAGGGTGCTCTGCGGGCGGCTGTATGGCGCAGCCAGCGCGGCGGAGAGCGAACGGCCGCTGATGCTAAACGCCCGCTGCCCAAAGCTGCGCTCATCGCCGTACTCCTCAATGATAAACTGCCATAAATACCCATTGATCGATGCCTCCACCGCCACTGGCGCACCGGCAGATGGGCGCACCAGGTCCAGATCCACCGAGCGGCGCAGCGTGGCCCGCAGCGTCCATGCCCAGCTGTCGTTGTCGGTTCCGATCTCAAGCGTTTGAATCGGGATGGGGATGTTGTCGCTCACACGCTTTAAGCTGATGGTATTCATGATGATGTAATAACTCCGGATGTCTGGGGGCGGCGCGGGCGGCACCGGGCGGTTCCAGTATGCGTCTTTCGGCCCGTTCCACGTCCCGTCGTAGCAGATGTGCTCGCGGTCCGCCTCCTGCCCCGCGTTGAACACCAGGCTGTCGCCTGAGATCTCGTACAGAGCAGAGGAGACAAACCGAAAGATCAGCTCATCGCCACGCGGCGCCAGGTACTGCCAGATGCACCAGCGCGGATACCAGTATGGCCCGCTGATAATGGGGATCTCGCGATCCTTGACCGCCGGGTAGCTGTACGGCAGGGTGGCGTGGCGGTCGATCCCATCGAGACTGTCCCACGGTAGGCTCAGAGCGTCATCCTTAATCGCTGGGTAGGCGTAGCTCAGAGATCGATCCTCATCGTGCGCGCTGATCTGATCGCCCCAGGGGAGGCTCACCCGCTCGCGGTCTTTTTCTGCCGGGTAGGCATAGGGCTGCTCGATCTGTGGCATCAACGCCCGCACCAGGTCAGCCCATGGAGCAACTACGCGATCCTCAAGTTTGGGGATGTGGCGCCATGCGCTGCCTACCACCGGCGCCAGGATGCGCAGCATATCCCACGGGGAAGAGGTCTGGCGCTCGAGCTTCGGCGTGTCGATCCAGCCGCTGTTCACACGCGGCTCAAGGCGCGCCTGCGGGCTCCATCCTAATCCGATTCCGCCATGGCCGCATACAATAGGGCGCGGCGTGTACCACGTGGGCGCAAAATAAGCACCTCCGGTCAGAGACAAAAAACCGTTTGCTTTGGCCAGATGCGCCAGTTTTCCATTTGCTATCCCGGTCAGGCCGATTTTGCCATCTGCCTTGGCTCGGTGTGCCACTACCGCTGCAGCTCTACCCAACAGCTGTAGCATCCCGTGCGCAGCACCCTGCATGAAACCAATTATGCTTGCGGTGCCGGTCAGCGAGATAACACCATGTGCTTCAGCGAAGATGGTATCTCCCTGCGGCGGTTTACAGCCGAAGATAATGCTGTCGCCTGCAGGCGGCACATAATCGCCAGAGACAAACCCAAACACCAGGTTTGCCCCGTCCGGCAGGTTTGAAAAGCGCAGCGCATCGCCCGACGGCGGCCAGTAGACCGGCTGGCTGGTCGCGCAAAATGTCAGGCGGCCATCACTCATGTGGCTACAATTCGTTCATTCGCCAGCTGTTGGCACCAGGCTGAAAAATAAACGTCGCTCCGCCACCCAGCACCGTCTTTGGGGCATCGAGCATGGTATAGCAGATCAGGTTTCCGCCTGTGGCCGCGTCAAAAATGCCGACTGCCGTTACCGTTCCCCAGTCCGTCAGCGGGTCGGCAAACTCGATGGCGGTGGCGTTGATGCGCCGGCCATCGGTCTGCGGTAGCCAGTTTGCATCGCCGGGGTCGCGCTGAATGCGGGCATATTCTGCCGCGGTGACTTCGACCAGGCCACCTTCATCTTCCGGAGTTGACGTCAAAAGACCCACATGCAGGGCGGTGGGTCTGGTATAGGCGGTGTCGCCAAAAATGTGGGCCAGTATCTTTTGTTCCAGGTATTCGGATGCAGGCATGGGTATTTTCCCCTTTGTGGTTCGCGGTCACGGGCGCACGCGGTGCGCCCCTACGGTGGTTCTCCGGGTCATGTTTGCGGTGGGTTGCCATCGTCGTCGACCTGGTAGACGTGGTCAAAAACCATCGCGTTGCCAAAGCCGGTGGGCGCATCGTCAAAGCAGGTGACAACATAGGGATTGGCCAGGTTCTGTTCCGGCAGGCGGGTGAACTCGAATTTACCATCGTTCTGCGTGACGGTGCTGATGATATAGCCACCATTTTTTCTGTTACGCACTACTACTCTGCGCCTAACAGGACTTCCGTCAAGAAGTGTTTCGCCTTTAAGCCGATGCGGCCTTAGTTTATGTTCTGGCAACTCAGTCGCAGGATGAATAAAATATATGTCAAAAATCATGTGCTCTGCTCCCACCCTGTAATATCAATGAAAAGCTGAAAACTGTATGTGTAAAGATCATGTATTGTTATGGCAATATAGTTTCGTTCATTGTGTGTAAAAACAGTATTATCTGCTTTCGGATTGGTCGCCTCTGGGACATATATTCCACGCAAATTTCCTCTCGCAGCCAATTCGCCATCAGCAGTGATCCTTACTGGATGCACTATATACTCGTAGCTACCATCATACGGCGTTTGCAGGCTAGGTATAAGCGAGTAATTCAGTGGCGGTCCGATAGGTCTGATTACACCTGCGTTCATTGGGCTTAATAAAAATAAACCTGATGATAGTACACCTGGCCTTTGAAAAGATGTGGTTGTTATATCGATCGGATTTGTTATTATAGAGTATGACCTACAATCAAATGAAGATTGACTCGTATGCCCTAAAATAATTTCTTTGCTCTGATCTGAAGGTAAATAACTATAAAATTCTCCAAAAGTGTGGAAAGCCCATCCATAATAATCCCCGTGAAGCAAGACACAACACGTTACGTTGTCTGCTATCACTACCCAGTCAGTAGGTTTTCCGGAAGAATACTTTCCAAAATAATTTGAACCATTTGCCCCTGTTCCAGTAATCGTATCTGACATGCTGTCAAACATGGTCATTAGTGTAACGTCAGCATCGACGTTGTCGTCAATCTGGTAAAACTTTGCTCCTGTTTTTATTGCCCGAAAACACGCATAATTACCGCTCTCAGGATAAGGCTCTTCCCACCCCGCAGCCGGTATGCTCGCACCGATCGTCCCGGTGGCGGTCACATCGGCAATGCCGGGCGTGGAAAAAGTGATTGAGCTGGAATTTGCTGCGGTGATTTTCCATTCGGAGTTGAGTTCTGTCGGGGTCGCGCCGGAGATCTCGATCACCGTGCCCACCTCCAGGGCGTTGTTGGTGATGGTGGCGGTGGCGACCTCGCCTGCTACCGTAATGCCATCCACGGCGATGTTGCCGTAGCCTGCCACCAGGCAGGCGCGGATCAGGGCGGCCATGCTGCCACGGGTGGCGCTTGGGTGGGGTGGGGCGCCTGGGTCGGTGCTGCGGTAGACTCTCACGGTGCTCATTCTTTATCCTCCTCGCCTGTTTTTGGGCGGTTGTTGGGTCGCGGTCAGGGGCACAGCATGCTGCGCCCGTACAGGGTTAATTGGCGTCGCCGCGTATTTGGATGATGAAATCGTCTGTCGGCTCTTCGACCGGGCCTTGCATGGTCGTGCGGGCGATCCACATGGGGGCGTTGGCGGCGCTGGTGTCAAAGCGCAGCACGTTTCCGCTGCTCCAGCCGCTTCCCCAGCCCCTTGAATCGATGGTGAAGTAGGGCACCTCCGTGGCCGGGTTGATGGGTGCTACGTCGCTGCCAGTTGTGCCGGAGGCGATCACCCCAAGGCGCTCGCTGATCACGTCGAACGTGGTACTGCTGGTAAACTTAATCGCCCACCGCTGGGCAATGCTGCCTCTGTTGGTCAGCATGATTGGGTAATTTAGGTCGTCATATTTTGCGCTGGTGTCGTCTCCGCTGCGTTCATCGCGCCAGACGTTGTCCCAGGTCTTCTGGGTGAAACTGCGCACGATGCGCGCGGCCAGGTCGCCGAAGATGATCGCGGTGCTGATCTGCGTCTCCGTGGCCGGGTAATCGTGGGTGATCGGCCCCACGGTGCGGATCAGCCCGTTGATCTGTGCCTCTGCAATCAAAACCATGTCTTCAATACGATGGTAGGCCACCAGCGGTTGCGTGTAGCCGGTCAGGTCGAGCGGGTCGGCAAACGTGATGGTACCCGCTGCAAGGTCGAGGGTGTAGAGTGTCTCCGGCAGCAGCTCGCCAGCCTGGTCGCGGATATCGACCAGCGCCAGCGCCCCGCGCGAGAGGGTCACGACCTCGCCTGCGCTTACCGGGTTGGGCAACTGCTCGTTGTCGGTGTGGTGGACCACCGCGATGTTGCCCGACTTAAAGATCGGCACGCGCCCATCAAGCGGCAGGCGGATTGGCTCGATCCCCAGCAGGTCGGCATCCAGTGGCAGAAAGCTGTAGACCACGCAGTTATACAGGGCCGTCTCTGGCAGTACGCCGGTGGGCTTCCAGATGTTTCCGCTTTCGTCCACGTTGGCGGCGTTGTACCAAGGCTCTTCCTCGTTGCCCGCAGCCGTGACCATCTCGCCAAAGGCCAGCCGCACCACGCCCACGGTGGTGTCGATGGTGCCATCGATCAGCGTGTCGATAATGTCGCCGTTGTTGGCGGCCTGGGCTGTCAGCAGGGTTCCGTCCGGCAGGGTGGCCCGCATGTTGAGCGACCCATCGCGCACCGGCGCCCCCGGCGTGCGAAAGAAATAGCCGGTCGGGGTAAAGCCGCCGTCTTTGGTCAGCAGGCTATCGAGCGTCACCGTCGTATCGCTCAGGGCCGGGTAGGTGTTGATCGTCGCCACCCCCGTCTGGTAATTGATCTCGCCGCACAGGGTGCCTACGCCTGTCGCGCTGTCTTTATCCCGGTAGAGGTTGCCGGATCCGTCGTCGTAATACTGGCTGCCATCCATGGTGAACACCACCGATCCTGCCACCAGGGGTTCGACGGTGTTCGGGGCCAGGTCGATGGTGAGCGGGGCGGTGGCAATTACGTCTGTCTGCGGCAACCAGGTGGTCGCTTCGTCCTTTTCGTAATCTGCCGTAGCGACGGTTGATACCAGCGCCTCGGTCTGATGCCTCAGCACTCGGCCAACGCCGCGATTCCAGTTAAAATTGTATTCGTAGTAGTCATAATTATCCAGGCCCTGAAACGATACCGCGCCCGTGGCGTAATCCACCGTACCGATCAGGTTGTCAAACGCATCAAGCAGCCCGCCTGCCGCATCGTCGCGCACCGTGCGCACCTGCTCCCGCTCCTCTAAAGATCCCGTGGCGTATTGCACCGTCCACCGGCGCGTGGTGTACGAAATACCCACACTGCCCGGGCGTATCGGCGTGTTGGCCAGCGTCGCGCTAAGCGTCAACCCGTCTTTCGCCAGCGTGATCGAAGCCGACAATGCGTCGACCTGCTCATACGTCACGTTAAACTGCGTCCCGCTCTCCGGGACCACGGTCGGAGCAAACAGAATCTCGCCGTTATGGTATGCGATGGTGCCGGTGGCGTCTCCGCTGATCACTCCGGAGGCAGCATCCGTTGCTGTTTTCTGTGTCCCGTTGTCATCCCAGGTGATGCTCAGGCTTCCGACCTTGATTCCGCCATGGGGCAAGGTGTGCTTGATCATCATCGGCTCAGTATCCACCACCCCGCGCCGGTCGGTGATCTCAATGCCATGACCCCACTGGATGATGATCGAGCTGCCCACGTCCGGCAGCGCCCCCAGGGTTAAAATCATGCTGCCCGAGCCATAGTCCACCGTTCCGGTGCCGATCCCCTGCTCGTTGCCCACCAGAACGCCCTGGCCATCGTCATACAGCTCGTACCATTTGCCCTGCGCCATATAGCTGATGCGGATGCTGCCGGGGCTCGGCAGCGGGTCGGTCAGGCTGGGGGTGTAGTTGTACGAGCGGTTGGCCAGCTCGATCAAAATCTCCTGCGAGGCAATCGCTTCGGGGATGGCCACCGCAGGCGTGGCCGTAATGCTCACCGTCTGCGACCACGAGGTGGTGCGCTCGATAATCACCTGTCCGCTGTGGTATTCCACCGTGCCGGAATAGCCCCCGTCGGTATCCTCCGCCACCAGAATCCCGCGCCGGTCGCGGAACACATGCCCTTCGATGGTCAGCGACAACGAACCCGGCAGCACGCCATCCGTCAGGTGAATGCTGTTGGTCTCGTTGCTGCGAGTGCCCGAAAAAGAGAGCGACCCGGCCGGCCCCTTGGCAATCATGCTTACATGGCTGCCGCCCATCAGCTGATCCACCAGCGGTGTCTCGATCTGGCTGGTCGGCACCAGCTGGGCATAAATGCTGTTGGCCCAAAAGTTCATATCCCCCGCCGTGGCTGGCTGCGCCATGCGGCTCACCCCGTAGTAGCTGCTGGCGTCGGCCACCACCGTGGCGTGGATGCGGGTATCCGCCCGGGTGGTGTACGGGGTCGGCTCGATCCCCGGGAAAGTGTACTGCAACGCCGCAGACAGGCCCATGGTCAGCACGTCCACCGTGAAATTGCCGTAGTTGGGGTGCGCAAACTGCACCCGCTCGGTCGACATATCGGTGATGCGCACGTACTGCTGATCGCCCGTCACCGCGTTGCGCAGCGCAATGGTCTGGCTGACCTCCGGCGGCTCGGTTCCGACTTTGGCAAAAGCGGTGATGGCCCGCTGCCCTTCGAGCTGGTTGTTTAGCGGGCGCCACAGCAGCTCGTGAGCGATACTGACATAGCTTTCCACCCGGTCTTTAGCGTTGTCGCGGATATCGTAAAAATTGTCGGTGGAAAAAAGTGTCACGTGCACGTTGTCGTCTTCCGGCGGCTCGGTGATGATGGCGTGTGCCCCGTAGTACATATCGGTGTTGTCTGTCATCACCGCCGGAAACGCTTTGCGCAGGCTCACCCGCCCGTACACGCGGTCAAGTCGGCTGATATCGGGGAAAAGGTTGTTGACCACCCCGTCGATGATCTCCTGGCCCGTCATCTGCCCGCCGCCGTCGTAATAATCGGTCAGGCGCTGGCTGGCCATGAGCTTGATGTCAGTTTTCTGGATGGACATGGTGCCTCCGCTTACTTGGTAATATCCTGATTAAAAATCATGAGCCCCTTGACCGGCTGTGCCTTCGCCGGTTTCGTCTGTGAGAACCTTTTGCCATACGGCGGTTGCAATGGCGTCGATATCTGCAGTTGAGAGGGCGAGGCTCATGGTGTTTGCTCCTTGTTATCGGTTATCTATCGTCCCGCCGCAGCGGGGGCATTGCTTCTTTTCGTTGAGGGTGTGTCCACATGTCGGGCAGCGTCCCATGTCGGATACTCACTTTCTTGCCTGTGGCGCGCTCCGAGCAAAGGAGGCTGGCGCCCGTTTCCATCTTTATCTGCTCCAAAACCTCGCGCACATCGGCCATGCTGTGCATAACCCCGCTTGCTCCCTGAATCTCTGCTACGCCGTCTTTAACAACCACCGCTGCTGAGAATGTGTGGGGATCTTTGTCCTCAATGCTGAAATGCTCAGGCCCAGCCCGCAGCAGCAATGCCCCTTCGGGCAACGGGGTCAGCGTGGCCGGCATCAGCTGTATGCCTGCGCAGTCTGTTCAACCCACAGCAACACCTCGGAGAGGTAGGCCCGCGTTTGCTCCGGGGCGGAGATCCCTTTTTCCCTGAGACGGTCAATAATACGAGCCTCAAGTGTAGATACCAACATATGGATCAACGCAGTCTCTTCGGGGGTCAGGGCCTCAAACGGGATACGCTCGAACACAGCCTCTCTGAGCCGACCCACCTCGACCTCTACATCGGCGGTGCGCAGCTGATGCGCGATAGTCTCAGCCACGGGCGACCATGTGGGGTTTTCAGTAAAGGTCCGGGCTGCGACGGCCCGCACCGTGAACTCCAAGAGTTTGTCCCCGTTTTCCAAGGGCGTGACGGAGCAGGCAGCGAGCAGCAGGGCGGCGAGCAGTGCAAACAAAGGCTTCATGCGTAAACAATCTCCATTGTGGGTAAGGGGTTCTTGTCGTTCCAGAACGCCGGTCCGCCAAACCGCTCAACCGCCCAATAATACTTGTAAGCACGGTGAGTGCGCAGCCAGGCCAGCGGTTTAAAGCTGGTGTTCGCTTCGATGATGCGCAGCATGTTATTGAGAAACACTCGATCGGCCTCCTGTTTGTCTTGGAGGGTGGTTCCTACGTAGTACATATAGTCGTGAATGTCAGCTGCGCTCTTGATCGAGAGCCCGTAGAGCGTGTCAGGCACCAGCCAACCATAACCTTTGGGGCCTGCGCCGTTGCAGATGCGGGATTTTTCCTCTGGGTTGAGCAGCCAATATTCTACAGGGGCGTAGAGTTTAGCTTGAGCCACCGATCTTCTCCTCTTCGTAGGGGGTTTTCGGGGGGGCGTCTTCTTTGTCCGGGCTTATTTTAGCCAGGATCAGTACTACGCCTGCCAACACCCAGTATTTAAGGTCGGCTTCAGCGAGTTTGGTGATGACTTCCGGGGGGATCCCTTCTCCTTTGAGTGCTTCCTGCGCGATCTCGGTGACGGTTGCGGCGAGCACCCCGAGGGTGCCGACCTTGGTTGATCTGGACTTAAAGAGTTTCTGCATGGGTCACAACTCCATCATGTACAGCGTGGCGCGGTAGGGGTGCGTCCCTTCGGGCCAGCTGTGTTCGTAGATCTGCGTGGCGGTGAGGCGGTCGCCGGTAAAAACCACGGTGCGCGGGGTGCCGTCGTGCAGGGTGAGTACCATCTGCGCGGCTGCGATGTTGGCTTTGCTCCGCAGGGTTTCGAGGGTTGCGCGGTCGATCCAGCCGAAGTCATCACCGCCGGTCAGGGTGATGGCGCGTCCGGTTTGCTGGCTGTCTGCCTGTATGACTACGGCCCCGTCGGCCATAATGTCGGTCTGCTGCGCCACGGGGGTCCACTGGTATTCGTCGAGCCAGAGCAGGTCGTCCGGCAATGTGATTTCATCGAGCGTGATCATGACACCACCATCCCTGCCTGACGCAGCAGCTCGAGCATGCGGCCTGCGTCGGCTTCGGCGAACTGGCCCTGGACCTGCTGCCCGTCCGGGGCTCTGAAATTGAGAGTCATCGTGCGGCTGCCTGATGTTTGCTGTGTGGATGTAGATGGGGATGTAGCCGGCGTCGGCGGCTGGTATGTGACCTGTTTGGCCTGAGCTTCAAGCTCGCGCAAGCGCTGCTGGTACTGATTTCTGCCATATTTGCGCAGGGCAAAATCAAAACTCGATGCGCCTGGATTAGCGATTGGCCCAAGATATTTATTGTAGTAGCCCTGAAGTTCTTCAATTGTTTTTGTGTCTTGTATTGCTTTTTTTATTCCATCAGTCCTGCTGTAAAACCATTTTGAAAACTCTGTTCCTGCGGTGCGGGTTACTGTTTTAATTTCTTCCATCTCTTGCTTTACTGAAGCGGCTGCATCTTTCCAGTTATTTAGCCCACGAACTGATTTTGCTGCTGCTTCTTCTCCAGCCTGTCCAGCTTTTGCTGCTGCTATTTCACTTTCTCTGAGAGCCTTTGTGACTGCCCACACTGCCTTCTCAAGATCAAGTTCAGCTGCTTCCATGGCGCGTCTTGCCTGAATAAATTCCTTCGATTCAGCGCCATAAGTTTCGCGTGCGAGTTCAAGCTCCTGACGCCTGGCCTCGACAATTTTGGCCATATAATCTCTTTGAGCCATTAGACGTCGCCGGTTTGCATCCAGCTCATTTACGACGCTCAGATCCTGCATTTGTTTGATTTCAAACAGGCGGCGGTCGAGGGAATCTTTTAGGGCGCGCTCCGTAGCGTAGATCTCCTGCACGGCGATGCGGGTTTCTTCGCGCTTGGCTTCGGCCACGGCGGCGACGTAGGCGCGCTGCGCTTCGAGCTTTCGATCGAGTGAAGCCTGGTACGCTGCGTCAGCTTCTGTGAGATGGCGCATTGCAGTAGTGGCTTCAAAAAGCTCATCACCAAGTGCTTTGATGCTGCTGCGGGTGGTGTCTGCGGCGGCTGGGGCCTCTTGCAGGGCTTTGTTTAAAATGCGTTGTCGTTCTGCGGCGTTGAGGGTTTCCAGGTTGAGTTCGCCAAGATCCTGCCGCATGGTGGCGAAGGTTTCCGATCTGATGCGGGCGAGATCCTGTTCGCGCTGCTGGGTGCGGGTGAGTTTTTGTGCGGCCTGCTCTTGGGTCAGATAGGTACCGGTCAGCTCGTCGCGCACTACAGCGCCTTCGCGCAGCAGGCGGTTGAGCTCGTAGATGTTTTCGATCTCGAGCCCGGTTGATGCTGCTGCGGCGTTGGCGATGCCCTGCGCCTGGGCAGCGCTTTTGTTGGCGCGCTCCTCGGCGGCTGCGGCTTCGTTCTGTGCGTCTCGCATGTCAAGGTAGGCTTTGGCGGTGGCGCCAATGGCCAGGGCGAGTGAACCATAAAGGCCGATGCGGGCCATGAGCGCGGCGTTGAGCGCGCCGCCGCTGCCGAGAATCGGCGGCAACTGGGTGCCGGAGACGTTTTTGACCGCACCAGCCACACCGTTGATCGACCCTGCCAGCGCCACGATGGTCCCTCGCGCGGCGGTGGCCAGGCTTTTAAGACCTATGTTCCACAAGGTAAAAGCGCCTCCGGCAGCCATCAGCGCGGCGATCATGTGCTGTACAGGCGCTGGCGCTTCTCTGATAATCTTGATCAGATCGCGCAGACCTTCAGCTGCGGGAACGATGTATTCTGCGGCAAACTGACCAAGTTCCATTCCGAGCGACTGCAAAGTGTTGGCCAGCATCTTAAGCTGTGCTTCTGGTGTGTCGGCCATTTTGTCGTAGGCTACCTCCATGCTGCCGCCGGCGTCTTGCATGCCGGCCAGGCTCTGGCGCAGACCTTCCATGTTCTGGGTCAGCGAGAGCACCCCGGTGCGGGCTTCGACGTCTGGGATCAGCAGGCGCATCTGGTCGATGCTGAGGTTTTTCTCTGCGATCTGCTCAAGCGTGGGGATCAGCCCGTCCCAGGTGATGCCAAGCGCGTCAAACTGCTTTTTTGCTTCGGCGGTGGGCGCGGCCAGGGCATTCAGCGCACCCTTGAGGGCGGTGGTGGCCTGCGGGGTGCGGATGCCTGCTTTGGTCAGCGAGGCGATGGCGGCGGAGACTTCCTGGTAGCTGACGCCTGCGGCCTTGGCGGTGGGCAGGGTATCGCCGATGCTCTGCGCCAGTTCCGGGAACGTGGTTACGCCGTTTTTGACGGTGTTGAACAGCACGTCGTAGACGTTGCCCAGCTCGTCGATCTCGAGCCCGTAAGCGTTGATGACGCCGATGCCGACGTTGGCGGCGGTTTTGGTGTCGGTGACGCCCGCGACTGCGGCCTTGGCCGATTGCTCCAGAACGCGGGTGGAATCCGCCAGGGCCACGCCCGCAGAAATGATGTCGTATTGCGCGGCGGCAAGCTCGGTGGCGGTCTGCGGGATGCGGGTGGAGAGGTCGATGATCTCGTTGCCCAGGGCTTTGAGGTCTTCGGTGCTGGCTTCGGTGAGGGTCGAGACTTCCGCCATGCGGGTGGAAAATTCGCTGTACTGCTGAAAAGACTTGACCACGGTGTAGCCGACGGTAGCCAGCCCGGCCAGCCCCGCGCGGGCGTCGCGGATCGAATCGCTCCACCCGTGGGTGTTGCTGGTCAGCTCTTTGGTCTTGCGCTGCAGCTGGACCTTGGCCTGGTACAGCTCTTTGGCGCTGACCGCCCCGGCCTTGTGGCCTTTCTGCAGCTCGCGGTAGGCACCCTGCAGCTTGTCGAGTTCGGCTTTGACCTGCTTGGGGGCTTTGACGTCGAGAACGCCGCGGGCGGTGTCGAGCTTGGCGTTCTGCTCGGCTTCGGCGCGGACTTCCTGCAGGCTCTTTTCGAGCTTGGCTTGATCGGCGGCCAGGCTGGTGGTGCTGACACCTGCATCCTTCAGGGTCTTGCGCAGTTTACCCAGCTTGTCGCGGTTTTTTTCGTACTCTGTTTTAAGGCCGGCGGCGCTTTTTTTGGCGCGGTCGAATTCGCGCACCTGGGCTTTAGTGGGGTTTTCAGTGGCCTTGAGTTCTTTGGCCAGCTTGCCGACTTCGGTGGTGGCGTCGCGCCAGGCGGTTTCGGCCTGGGCCGTGTCTTCTTTGATGCGGCGAAATTCGGTGATGCCGCTGAGCGCTTTCTGTGCGCTTTTGGCTTCATCCCCCAGGGTGGCAAGCCCGTCGTTGACCAGGGCCAGCCCGCGCTTGGCCAGCTCGTGATCGGTGCGGATAATGATTGAGAGTTCTTTGTCGCGGGTTGCCATGGGTGCCCTTTATCAGCGGGTTTGCTCTTATTTTTTGCTCTCGGTGCAGATCAGCTTTAAAAACGAGTAGCCCCAATCCCAGGGGCGGTGGTGTCCGGCGCGAACCAGGTCCGCGCACAGGGCCATCAGGTGGTCATTGTCCGGCGGCTGGTGACTTCGCGCCCCAGGTCCGCCAGCCGCTTGAGGGTCGAGAGAAAAAAAGGGTTGACCTCTTCGACCGCCTCCCACAGCGGCAGCAGGGTCGAGGGGGCCAGCTTCTCCAGGTCTTCGGCCTTGAGCCCGGTGCTGCGCTCGATCACGTTGACCGGCAGGCGGTCGTGAAAGACGAGGTCGAGGGTGTGCACTGCGGTGGATTCGCTGTTTAGGTACTCGTTGATCTCGGCGATGGTCAGTTCTTTGGCGGTGATGTCTTCGCCGTTGAAGGTGATGATTTTTGATTTCTTCATGGGGGCTCTCTCCCTGGGTGGTTCGCGGTCAGGGCGCACGCGGTGCGCCCCTACGGTGGTTTTATTCGGTGGCGGTTATGGTAGGGGCGCAGCATGCTGCGCCCCTACGGGTGATGTTTATTCGTAGTAGATGACTTCGAAGGGCTCGTCTTTGCCTTCGGGGATCTCGCACAGGCCCTCAAGCTCGAGCGGAAGGAAGTCTTCCGACAAAAAGTCGACCTCGGTGGTTGGGCGCAAGCGGGCACTGTAAACCAGCACTTTGCAGTTGCGGCCGTTGACGTAGTTTTTGCCGTCGAGCAGCAGGCGGCAGCGGATGATGGGGCTGGTGCCACCCACGATCTTGCTTGCGGTGACTTCTGCGGCGTCAAAGGTGAGGTTGAGGGTGTCGCCATCGAGGGTCTGGTTGATCAGCTTGATCAGACCCAGACGAGTGTTGACGGTGTAGTCGGTACCCTCCACATAGGTGGTGGTGTCGGTCTGGTCTTTAACGACCAGGTTGCTGATCTGCTCTTTGCCGATCTCGACCCAGCGGTCATAAATGCCGGTGAGGCTGGCGGTGGCGCCGGTGGCTGCCACCTGGCTGAAGGCGCTGACGTCACCCAGAAAGGCGAGCGCCATGTTTTCGGCGTCGAGCTGGTTGAGGGTCAGGTTGATGTTGGTGCGGCCGGGCAGGGTGGCGCTGGCGATGACCTGCCCGTAGTTGGTGCGCCCGCGTCCGGTCTGCTCGCGCATCTCTGATTCTGGGTTGAGGGCAAAGCGGGTGGTGGCGCCGGCCACTTTTGCGCCGGTGAGCGCGCCCGCGTCGGTCATGCGGTCAATGTAGAGGTCTCCGGACCCCAGAAAACTATCGGCCATGGCTTAAATCCTTTCTTCGATCGTGATGGTGAAGGGGCTGTAAAACTTGGGATGATAGGTGTGGCTCATATCGTCACTACCCTGGGTAAGCTTGCCGAGTTGGGCTTTAAACAGGCTGACCACGGCCTGTTCGCGCAAACCTTCTGCCAGCAGGCGACCGGGGTAGGTGCGTTTTTTTACGCTGTAGCTTTCATCGTCGGGCAGGGCGACGGTGATGGTCTGCTGCGAAAGCTCACCGTGGCGCACGGAGGCGACCAGGCGCAGCGTCCAGATGTTGCTGCGCTGGTGAATGCGGTTGTCGTGGCTGACCGCGAGGATGCCGACAAAGGGGTAGCAGGTATCGGGCAGTTCCTGCTGCTCGTCAAAATCGATCTGGATCGTGGGCGGCGCGTCGCAGTTTTCGAGGCACCAGCGGATCAGGTCGGTGTCAGTAGAGAGTGCGTGCTGCACTTTTTCGAGCATTTGCGCGGTGGTCACGGGCTAAACCTCTCTGAGATAGATTTCGACTTCGCCGCCGCGCGCCTGGCTGCGCAGCACGCGGAAGGCGGCATCATCGATCGTGATTTCATCGACCGGGAGCGGCCACAGGTTGGCGTCTGCAAGGTCGTTTTTTTTTGCCAGAGCCAGCCACGGGCCGGGGGCGTCACTCACCATGTCGCTGGTGTAGGGGTCGGCAACCACGTCGGCCCGGGTGAGCAGCACGTTGATGCGCGTGCCGCCGATCAGGGCGGTTTCGCCGAAATCGCTGAGCGCCAGATCGAGCGCGAGGCCGGGGGTGATCATTCGATGCACCTGCCGCACAGCCTATCGTGAGCGGTGCGCAGCTTGGCGATCAACTCGCGCTTGGGAAAGCTGCGGCCAGGGCAGCTCTTCTCGGCGAAATCGCTGTGAAAGCGCACTTGATCAGGCTTGAAGCCGTAGGCGATCATCAGCCCGAACACGAGGCGAAACAGCATGTGCATGGCGTCGTCTGCCGGGGGCTGGTCTTCATAGTTGCCGACCATGCAGATGCCGATAAAATTGTTGTGACCCTGGGTGTGGGCGCCCTGTTTGTGCAGGGGCCGTCCGCCAAGGATTTCGTAGCGCTCGCCGATCTGCTCGACCCCGAAGTGATAGCCGATATCGCTCCAGCCGTTGTGCTCGACATGATAGCGCTTGATCGCGCCCCAGCTTTTGCTGGCGGTGTCTGCGGTGGCGCTGTGATGGATGATGATGCCCTGGTGCATGCCTGGTTGCCTCACATCAGTTTTTGAATGTCTTTGGTGTCGATGCCCATCTTGATCGCCATGGCGAGGACAAGTCTGGCAATGGCGTCGACCTTTTCGGCAGTTACCTGCACCTTGCGGGCGGCGTCGAGGTCTGCGTCTTTCGCGCCGGTCTTGCATCTTTCGCAGTCTTGTTTAGTCACGTAGTCACTCGTGCGCATGCGGGCAAAAAAGATTTTCACCAGCTCCTGCGTCACGGAGACGCCAATGATCCCAACGAGCAGCAAGATGGCGGTGGCGATATCAAAATTCAAAAAAAACTCTCCATCGTGTAAAAAAACCGCGCGACGGTCAGGAGGGAGAGGGCCTGGACCGCACAGGCACCGCCGCGCGGCAGGCGATTATTTGTTTGCCGCTTCGAGCTCTTTCCAGCGGGCGGTGGCGGCGGCGGTGATAGCGTCGCGCTGCTCGTTTTCGGGCACGAGCTTTTCCAGTTCTTCGAGCGTCTGCGCTGATGTGATCTGCTTGATGAGCTGCGCTTCTTCCGGATCCTGCTTTTTGGGCTCCGGTTCGACCGGGGCCTGGTAGGGTGCGGCGGCACCGGCGGCAATCAGGCTTTCGGCCACGTCTTTAACCACGTCGAGCGTGGTTTCTGCGGCGTGGTACTGGCCTTTATATTTGACGGTTTGCTTGAGCGTGACTTTCATGGGGCTCCCTTTCCTTTTTACGCCGGGCCGCGTTTATTTATGCGGCCCGGCGTTTATCTCAGGCTGAGCGCTTAGGCCAGCACCGTGGCGATGACAAAAGCATCCGGCTGGTTGAGCGCCATCAGCGGGGCGGACTGCATCATCAGCCAGCGCACGCTGGGATCTTTGGTCGTCCAGCTTTTGGGGAAGCGGTTGGCGGCGACCAGGCCGGATTCAAACGCCTCCATGTCTTGGATTGCGCCCCACAGCTTGCTGTTCTGAGCGCGGCGTGATCCCATGATGACCTTGTTGGCAGGGATGGCTGCGCCCTCGAGGCCGGTTTCTTCGTCAACGAACCATTCGTCGTAGGTCCACAGATCGACACTGACGCCGGGGCGGTCGATGCGGCCGAGGTAGGCCACGCCGTTGGGCAGGTTCTCGGGCACGATCATGCCGGTGTCGATGCGGCGGTTGTTGAGTTCTTTGTCCACGGCGGTGTTTTTGATGAAAGCTTCGGCGGCGTCGGAGCCCATGAGCACATCGGTGGGGGAGAGGCCGCTATCCTGCCGGCACTTGCGGGCCCAGGTGGCGAGATCGCCCAAGGGGTCAGATCCGGCGTCGCTCCACAGGTCGGTGCCGGTGAGCGTGACTTTGTGGTTGCTGTCCATCTGGAAATCGACTGTGACGGTCTGGTCGGCGGTCTCGCCTTTGATAGTCATGACGACTTGCCCGGCGGTGAGCGCCTGCGCGGCCATCCACTCTTCGCGGCGAGTGACCATGTCGTAGAGTTCGCCGAGGTCTTTGGCAAGCTGCTCTTGAGCGCGCATCTCGGGGGTGCGCCCGCCGGCGTAAAGCACCTCGCCGGGGCTGCGCTTGAGCAGATCGCCCGCCGTGGTGACGAATTTCGGTTTGACGTAGCCGGGCTTGAGTGTATTGGTCGTAAACCCGGTGCGCTCAACCACGCGGCCTTCGGCCAGGGGGTTGACCAGGGGCGCAAGACGCCGCTTGCCTTTGACGATATCGACATCGACGGAGGAGGTGTCGAACTGGGTGGAGCGTGGGAAAAACGTATCGCGCAGAAAGGTGCTGGGGCGCTTCATCTGGTCGACGACGTCGAGCATGGTGCGGGTATCGAAAATATCGATCATGCCCGCGATGCCCAGCAGCGGCGCCAGCGCCATAATGTCAAAATTGGTGGCAGTGGTGGCGGCGCTCGCTTCGGCGCCGGGGTAGCACAGGACCGCAACGGCAAGCAGCAGGGCCCATACGGAGAAACTGGTAAACATTTTTTTCATGGTTGCACTCTCCTTATGATGTGTGCCGTTTACGCGCTGACGGCTTTTTTGAGGTAGATGTTGAGGTCGCGAAGCGCCTTGCGGTGCGTATCCGCCGTATCGGTGCCGCCGAAGGTCAAAGCGCCTTCGTTGAACGCGCCGGAGAGAAACACCACGGCGTTGGCGTCGGCTGCGGAGGCGTCGGTGTCTTCAGCCAGGATGCAGACCGGGTTCTGGATCGATGCCGTGGCGGATCCGGAATCGACGGGCACGAGCTTGTCGCCGTTGACGCTGTCTTCGGCCAGCACGGTGCCGCGGGTGAGGGTTTGGCCGGTGAGCACGGTGCGAATGTCGGTCACCGCCGGGTAATCACTGGCAAGCAGTTTGTCGGGGGTAAAAGTTTCCATGAGCGTTCTCCTTTATCTGTCAGTGGGTGGCGGTGTTATTTGACGCTGCCGGCCTTGGCCATAAAATCGACCACGTTTTTGCGCTGGGCATGCTCGTCATCCTGAACGCCTGCGGCCTTGACGCCCTTGGGGGCGGCGGCTGTGATAGCGTCGAGCATCTGCTGTTGGGCGGTGCTGGCGGCGGCTTCTGCGGGGGCAACGCTGATGCCGAGCTTTTGCACCTGCTCTGCGTCAAGCCCTGCGTCAACGACGGCCTGCAGCTTGCTTCCGGTTTCTTCGCCGAGGGTGGCGCCGACCAGGTCCATGCAGCGGGTGCGCTCTGCGCTGGCGGCTTCGGCCTTTGCGGTGTCGGCCTCGGCCTTGGCAATCATGCCCTGGCGGGCTTCGGCCTGGACCTGTGCGTACAGATCGGGGTGGTTCTCTTTGAGTTCTTCGAGAGTCATAACTTTTTTCTCCTTAACGTTGGCCGCGCTGTGGGCGGCAATCTTTCGGGATGCGGTGCCCGTGCGGGCGCTTGCGATGGCTTTATCAGCGGCGGCGACTTCGTCCGCGAGTTTCATGGCGACGGCTTTTTTGCCCTCATAAATTCCGGCCTGGGTGTCGCGCACGGCCTGCACCTTCATGCCGCGATTGCGGGCGACGGTCTCGACAAAAAGGTCGTAAGTGTCGTTGACCTTGGCCTGCTGCTCTGCCAGGGCGTCGTCGCTGAGCGGCTGGTGAGGCGAAAAGTCGGCTTTACGCTCGCCTGCGTAAATGTGGGTAACGGTGATGCCGGCGGCGTCTTCGGCCCGGGAAAAATCGGCGTGGGTGGAGATCACCCCGACGGAGCCGACTCCTGCGGTGCGCGGCAGCACCAGGCGGCTGGCGGAGCTGGCGAGCAGGTAGCCTGCGGAATACGCGCTCTCGTTGGCGATGGCGGTGATGGGCTTTTGGCTTCGCGCCTGGTAGATGTGATCGGCCAGGTCGAAGGCACCGCTGACTTCGCCGCCGGGGGAGTCGACATCGAGCACGATGCTGTGTACGGCGTCATCGGCCAGGGCGGTATCGATGGCGCTCTGGACTTCGGCGTAGGTCATGGGGCCGCCGCTGGGAAAGTCCATATCCATGCGACGATGCAGCAGCGGGCCGTAAATGCCGATGATGGCGGTGCCGTCCTGCACGCGGTATCCGGCTCGCTGGCGTTCGCGGTCGCTGACGGCGGCAAGGTCTGCATTGGGCAGACCGACCAGGTCGATGCCGGAGCGCTGGCCGAACAGGTGCAGGATCACGTTGAGCTTGGGCTCTGCGATCATCAGCGGGCGGTTGAAAAGCCTCTCTGCAATATGGAGGTATTTCATGCGGTTTCTTCTTCCTGCGGTTGCTGCTGCGGGTTCTCGGGGTCCTTGGCTTCGCGCACGTTGGGCGGGTCGGGGTTCAGCCCCAGCTCGCGGAACGTTTCGCGCTCGCGGGCGCGCTGCTTGGCCTGAGCCTCCCAATCCTTGTTGCGCTTGGCGGCGATATCGGCAAGCGTGGTGGTGCCGGAGTTAAGGCCCATAATGTCGGCGGTCATCTCCTTGACCGGGTCGACGTTGGTGCGCTCTGGCCCGACCCAGCTGGCGGCGCAGTATTCGGCGCGGTACTGGTAGAAATCGGGAGCGCCTGCGGGCAGCTTGATGCGGCCGACCAGGACGGCTTCCTCGAAAAACATCTCCCAGATGGTCTGGCAGTAATGGTTGACCAACCAGTCCTGGTAGAGCTCGAACACGCGCCAGGCTTCCTGCAGGGCGGCGCGGGCTGAACTGTAATTGGTCTTGCTGAAATCTTTGCTGATGACCTCGTAAGGCATGCCGGTGGCGGCACCGACAGCGCGCAAGCTGGTCTCCACAAAGATTTCGAAGCTGTTGCCGGGGCGGTCGCTTTTGAGGATGTGGGGGCGCTCGCCGCTTTTGCCGTACATGATCTGGCCGGGGGGCACTTCCTGGTATTGGGAGGTGGAGCCGTCTTCGTGCTGCTCGGTGCCGACGCCGGGCAGGTTGGCGACGTCGTAGGGGTTGGTCTTTTCGATCCACACCGGGAAGGACGACGCGATGATGGCGCCAAGCAGTTCGTAATCGAGGTAGTCGGCGAAGTTGCGGAAAAAGCTCATGGCAGGCGCCAGGATCGGCACGCCGCGCACCTGCTCGGGTGTTTTTTTATGGAAGCGGTGCATGACCACGGGGCGGTGGCCTATAACGCGAGGCAGCGCGATATAATCGGTGAAGGGCAGCCCGGCAAGCGTTTGACCGTCTGCGGGGTTGGCGATGTAGTAGCCGAGGGGTTCTCCGAGGGGGCCGAGCTTGATGCCGTCGCGCACGTCGGGGGATCCGATCATGTTGGCTGGGGTGCGCAGCCGCGCGGGGTCGATCGCCTGGATGGCGAGGCGGTAGCGGCGATTGATGTCGGTGTCGATCATGAGCGGCAGGTTAAGGAATTCGCCGTTGACGAGCGTTGACCAGAGGTTTTGAAACTGGATGCCGTAAAAGTCACTGACGCCGGTGGCGTCGCCTTCGCGGTTCCAGACTTCAAACTCCCACTCGGCCTGTTCTGCGATCTGTGCGGCCTGCTCTTCGGTCAGCCCCAGGCGCTTGAAGTTTGGCTTGCTCTGCGGCCACAGTCCTGGACCGACGGCGTTGACGTCGATGGATTCTATGAGGCTGCAGGCGTGGGGGTCGTTGAACACGAGGTCTTGCGAGCGGGCCACAAGTGCTTCGCGCTGGCGGCTCTCTTCGCGGTACCCGACGCGGCGCGGCGACCAGTTTGACATTGCGCCGCTGGCGGTCCCGCCGGTACGCGAAAAGCCTGGCATGCGGCCGCCGCCGATCATGGCGTTTTTGTGCAGGGCGTTGGCCTGGCGTTTGGCCTGGCGGATCTGCGCAAACTTGGAGGGAGCATCAGCCACGGCGCACCCTCCCGGCGACAATCTGCGGCCCAGAGCCGGTGGTGAGCTTGACGCGCTCGGTCTGCAGCCATTCGAGCGTGCGGCGGATTTCGGGCAGGTCGGCTTTGGTGACGGTGCGCTGCCCGCTGCCGTGATTGATGGTGTAGCTTTGCGCGGAGGCGAGCGCGATCAGCGCCTGTTTGTAGGCGCTGATCTGCTGGTCAAGCTCGGTGGATGTGAAGAGGGATTGAGTCATGCCCCCGATTATGGGGGCGCTGGGTGGGGGGTGTCATGTTCGCCTTGGGCGCTGTGGACGCCCTGGACAGGTTTTTTAGGGTTGGGTTATTTTTTTATGATTTTTGCCCCGGCGGCTTCAAGCATTTTCTGCATTCCCTCACTGTGCTCGTCGCGCCCTTTCCAAAAATTCAAAACCACGTCGAGAATATAAAATCTTTGAGCCGGAGTCATGTCTCTGACGCGCTGGGCAAAACTGTCGGTTTCAATCCCCCACTTTTTGTCCATACCATCAAGCCGTCCTGACTCGGCGATATCGGCCCACAGGTGATCTCCAGTGTTGTCTTCGATGAGTGTCCCGTTTAGAATATCGCAGAGCAGCGACCATTCGTTGAGCGTGAGTGCGGGTGCGTCTTCTGCGGTGATGCGATGATACCTGCCAATAATTGAGTTGATGCGCCCCGAGAGGCTTTCTGCCTGCCCTATAATTTTTTCTGACTCGTCCGTGAGGTAAATTGTTTTTCTGCTGGACATGGTTTTCCTCCTGTGGTTAAGGGGGGCCTGTTTCCAGGCCCCGGCTTGATATCAGATGGCGGCGGCGACGATTTCGACAGGCTTGATTTTTGTGGCGCAGATTTTCGTTGCGGTGACGTGTTCTTCGCGCCCGGAAACCTCGACCTTGGCGATCACGAGGTTTTTGTGTTCGCGCAACTCTCCAAAAATTTCGTTCTTAGCGGCGGCCTCCAGGACATGATCAAGCGTTTTGTAGTAGTAAAAACCTCCCTGGTGATTGCCTGTGGCTTTTTCGATGCGGCATTTGCCCAGAGGCCAAGCTGAACCATCCCAGCAGCTCACGAGATTGCCTTCGTTGTCGGTAGTGAGGGCCTTGTACCCTGTCCGCGTTTCCGAGAGGCTGTTTTTAACCTTGAGCTTTTCTTTGCCTTCGACAACAGCCAGGGCGTAGCCGATCTTGTTTCCGGCTGCTTTGGCAGCTTTGGCGGCAACGGCTTTGCTTGCCTCGGAAACGACGGTGCCTGTTCCGTGGGCGCGGATGATGTAATATTTTTTTGACCGCGTGGCGACGCCGTACTTGCTGCCTTCGGTTTCACGGACACAGACAAGGGCTTTTTTTCCGCTGGGGGCGATGTCGTAGAGTTCATGGTGCAGGGCTTCGCCCTCGAAGCGCCCCTTGCGATCGCGCTTGATGGTGTCGAAGCTGGCGGGGATCTTCTTTTTGCTGACGGCTTTTTTGATCAGGTGGTGTGCAGATGCGAGCAGTTCTTTTTCATTGCCGAGGTTGATGATTTCACCGTAGCTGTTGCGGGTCATTTTTTCGATAGTCATGGCTGTTCTCCTTTCGCTCTTCCCTGGTGGGTGGCGGATTAGGTTGGGCTTTATTGCCCCGTTGTTGATAATATATTACCAAGGTATTACCTTGGTGTCAACTAGAAATCATCTGTTTTTTTATTTTTTTTGTTCTTTTTTTCTGGATCTTCGCGGATGTCTTTTGCGCCTTTGGCGGGGTCGTGCAAGTTGGTGATGGTGTCTTTAAACTGGTGGCATTCCTGGCTTTCGCGGTCTCTGGCGGGGGCTTCTTCGGCGTATGTTGCGACGATGGCGAGGACGGGTTGCAGGCCCTGGTTGAGCAGGCTTGCTATCCAGCGTTTTTTCTCGGTGTTCTGGCGAGCCTGGGATTCTTTGACATGACCGCGCAGGCGAGAGCGTGGGTTGGTGCTTTTCCCGACGTAGCGGACTGCTTTGGTTTGTGGATCGATCAGGTGATAGACGTGGTGAGGCATTTTTTGTCCTTTCAGAAGGGGAGTTTCAGGCTGCGCTGGTAGGGGTGCCGTGCTTTCGCCTGGTTTGTTGTCTGTTTTTTCTGTACGGCCTGGCCGAACATGCGGCGCAGGTAAAGGGTATCTGCTTTTTCGCTGGCAAGCGTGCGATGGCGAGCCTGACCACCAGGTGCGATAAATGTGCTTTTTTGTTTTTGAGCGAAGCAGAAGCGCGTGTCGCACCAGGAGAATCTGTGAAAATAGGCGTTGAGTAGATTTATCCAGTATGATTCAGCGGCGGTGAGTTTGGGGGTGAAATAGAGTTTTTCGGACCAGTTGATACCGATGGCGCAGGCGTTAATGTATGTGTTGAGCTGGATTGGGATCTGGGGGATGTAGTTTGCTGGCGTTGGGCGGCTGCTGAAACCATAGAGATGCGCGCCGGCGGCTTGTGCGGTTTTTGCTGTGGCGTGGATCACTTCTGCTGCGTCGTCTGGCGACAGTGTGTCTTTTCGGTTGTTTCCGTCGGTATGGGTGCGCACGATGGTGTAGATGTCGTCATCGATCATGAAAATGTTTTTATACCGTTGGTAAATCTCTTGACGTTTTTCAGCGAGATTGCGGTGGGGATCGTGTCCGACCACGGTGTATTGTGGGTTGTGGCGCGTGTAGTCTTCGACCTGGTCTTGTGGGACATAGAGGATGGCGCCTGTGACCTGGGTGAGTACGGTTTTTGCTCTGTCTGCGCTGGGGATGACGATTGTGGTCATGATATGAGCTCGCGGAGTTGTTCGACGCTGATAATGTTAGGGATGCGGACTTTTTCGCTTTTGTAGCTCTTTGCGGGCTGATCGAGTTTTAAGCGCTGTCGGATGAAGGCTTCGTCAACGGCGTTGGTGCATACGATGATGAATGCGGCGTAGGATTCGAGGTATTTGGGGACGATGGGGAGTTTTCCTGTTTCTCTTTTATCGGACATAGTCCGGTCGTAGTCGTCATCGGACTGCTCGTGGTCTTTTTCTGAATCGATATCGTCTTCGATCTGGCGCACATCGTCCGCGCTCTGAATGAGTTGGCTGTTGAGGTCTGGATCTTCGACGAAGAGTTCTTGCAGGCAGAGCAGATCTATTTCTTTGAGTTCTTCTTCGAGCAGGGTTTTGTCCCAGCTGGACATTTCGGCGACGCGATTGTCCGCGATGATGTAGGCGCGTCGCTGGTCTTCGCTCCATCCTGTGCAGTCGATGACGGGAACGGTGCCTTGTGGGATGTCTTCTCCGCTGGGGAGGGTGATGGTGTGCCCCTGGTCGTAGATATGTTTTGCGGCTTGCAGGCGCCCGTGACCTGCGACGATGCTTTTATCATCGGCGAGTATGGGGTTGGTCCATCCGAATTCCTTTATTATTTCTGCGATTTTATGGATCTGATCGGCGCTGTGTACGCGGCTGTTTCGTGCGTATGTCTCGATCTGGCTTATGGGCTTGTAGGTGACTTGCATGCTTTACGCCTCCATCTCTGCCACGGCGGACACCTGCTTGAACCGCTCCAGCTCGGACAGCGGAATCCGCAACCCGTTGCGGCCGGCGAAGCGGAAGGCGATGATGCCGCCGTTGTCGGGGCCGAGGTCGATGAGGTTGTAGATGTGGCTGCGGCTCATGCCGATGCGGGTTGCGAACTGGTTGACGGTGAGCATGTCCTGTTTTTTGTAGATGTGCACGGATTACCTCCCTCGATTGTGGAACCAGCTGGGGCGGCTGCGGGGTGCGTGGGCGGCCTGGTGCTGGGTTGGTTTTGGTTTTTGCGGGGTGTCTTTGGGTTTGGGGCGTAGTTTGACCAGGTCGATATCGACCAGGGCAAGCTCCATGTAAGCGCAATCCCATAGATGGTTCGGGCGTTTTTTGGGGTTTTGCCAGTAGCCGTTTTCGTCGCGGACTTCGGCGCACATCTGCGCTGCAAAGTCGTTGCCGGTGTCGCGGTGCAGGTGCCAGGCGCCGGGATCGCCGGGGGGCACCTGGAGCTTGGCGGCGAGACGGTTTTTAAATTCGGTGGTGTGCAGGCGGTGCAGGTTGATGCCGCCGGGCAGGGCGCGGTTGGTGCCTGGGATCTTGTCGAGGGCCTTGACGGTGTGCAGGCTGGCCAGCTTCTGGAAGCCTTTGAACAGCTTGACGCCGGGGTTCTGGTAGGCGAACAGGTAGGCTTCTGCGGTGCGGGAAAGTTCGGACTCTGCAGATTCGCCGCCGCCGGAGTCGAGGCCGCGCAGCGTGACGGCGTGTCGGCGGCCTTTGTGGTCGGTAAATTCGGTCTCGAAGAAGATCTGGCGCAGGGCCTCCCAGCTGTCGACGAAACCGTAGCGCAGCAGCCAGCTTTCCTGCTGCAGGCCGTAGCCCCAGGCGGTGATCTTGTACCAGAAGCCGCGCTTTTGCATGTCGGCAACGGCGGTGATGGCGGCGATGGGCTCTTGCGGCAACTCGCCTTCGGCGCGGTCGTCACGCAGGGCGAGGATGGCGTCCTCCTGGCGTTCGACGACTTCTTGTTCGTAATCTTCCACCTTGTAGCCGTTGGCCCATGCGACTTTTGCGGTGAGGTCTCCGGCGTCGGCGCGCAGCTTGGCGGCGGCGATCTCGGACAGGGGAATGTTGGGGAAGACCCACGCGGGGATATGCCAGCCGACGGTGTCGGGGCGCGGGTTGTCTTTGCCTTTGGTGATGAGCGGGGCGCCGCCGTGGTAGGCGATAGCGCGGCGCTCTTCGTCCCACAGGGTGCCGCAGGCGGGGCAGGCGAGGGCGAGATCTGCGTGCAGGGCGTTGTCGGGGGTAGTGCCCTCGGGAATGTGCAGGTGCTCTTCGCCGGGGGTGACGAGTTCGCCGCAGTCGGGGCAGCGCATGGCCCAGGTGTTGAGCTGTGCGCTGTTTTGTGTGCCGCGGTAGATGAAGCGGCCTGCGGGGGTGGATGCAAAGACGTACTTTGAGCGGTGCCTGTCGTCGCGGGCGCGCTTGAGGAACAGGGTGATGGGGTCTGAGCCTTCGGATGTGCGCTCGGGGAATTTGTCGCATTCGTCTGCGATGTTGACGCGGCCGAAATATGCGGCCATGGAGCCTGGCGAGTTTGCCCAGGCGGGAAACAGGCGGATGCCGTGATTAAACCGGATGGTGCTGCGGGTGGTGTCGTCTGCTGCGTGGCTGAGGTAGCGGGCGATGCGGCCGGGGCGGCCGTGATCGTCGCGGGCGCGGAAAACGGGGATGATGCGCTCGCCGATGGCTTTGCGGGCGTCGTGTTCGGTGGGCATGAGCCAAAAAATGTTGCCGGCCTGGCTGCCCTGGTCGATAGCCCAGCAGCAGGTGTTGAGCAGGATCTGTGTTTTTGCGCCGCGCTCGGGCAGGCAGATCCACACCTGGCGCACCCAGGGGTGGCTGATGCTGTCCATGATGGGGACGGCGTGGGGCACCATCTCGTTGCGCCAGCGGCCGGGCTTGGCGTCGATCTCGGTAACACGGCGGTAGCGCTGCGCCCACTGGCTGATGCTGAGCTTTTCGGGCGTGCGCAGGCGGCGACGCAGGGCGCGCGGTGGGCGGGCGGTGACGGTGCGGCCTACGAGGTGCGCGAAGGGGCGCAGTGGTTTGATGGTGTTGGGGATGAGGGTCATTGGTCGTCGTCCTCGATCTCTGCGGTGATTTCTGCGGTGTTGGCGATCTCGTTGCAGGCGGTGGCCAGGGCGTCATCGACGAGGGCCTGCACTTCTGCGAGGCGGGCGGGTTGTCCGCCGCAGGCATGGATGATGGCGAGCAGGGCTTTGCCGATGTGATAGGCGGTGGCGTCGCGCAGGCGGCCGGTCCAGACGCAGATCTCTTCGTCGGCGTTTTCGCGGGGCACCCAGCTGCTGTCGAGCTGGCGGCGCTCTTCGTCGCGGCGCATTTCTTCTCGGTCGGCTTTTGCCGCCATGAGCCGGGCTTCGTCGCGGGCGGTGTCAATGTATTCTTCATCGGGCCGAGGTGTGGGAGTGCGGCGGCGCAGCTCGGCGATGAGCATGCGGTCGACGTCGGAGCGCAGGACGCGGCGGCCGTTTGTGGTCATCTCCTGCCGGGTGAAGCCGGAATAGGTGAGGGTGCCGCCGTTGTCGGCGTACCAAGTGTACGCGGCTTTTTTATCTCGGAACCAGGCGTTTCCGTTGTCGGGTGCGGTGCTCTGCTCGGGGTGGTATTTTGTCCACAGGCGGTCAAGGGTGTCGTCGTAGTTTTGCTGGCAGGCGTCTTTGTCGTCGCGGGTGGCTTTGCCTGGCGATTCGCTGAACGCGCGCATGGCTTTGATGCGGGCGTTGTGGGCGAGGCTGAGCTCGGCCTTGTCGTTGTCGTCGGCTTTTTGGATGAGTACGGCGAAGCGGTCTGCCATGTTTTTACACCTTTAGTCTTTTAACGCTGAGGCGCGGAGAGGGTAGAGATAAAGAGGGGTAAATCTCAAACTCAAAACAAAACCATCTGCACCATAAACAGCGCGACCAAACAGATCACAAAAACCACAAGCACCTCTTTTCTTGCTCTGGTTTTTCCCGCAGTAAATCCGATTTCATATTGTCGATCTTCTTCGGTGCTCGCTAAATCAACTCTCGCCTTGTCAAAAATTCTTTCAAAGTCAGGCATTATCGTTTTCCTCTCTCTTTCTCTGCGTCTCTGCGTTAAACCTTCTTTTCAGGTGCCTCTTTTTTAAAACAGGCTCTGCTGGATCTGCGCGCGCTGGACCAGCTTGTAAGGTTTTTTGTGCATATCTTCGAGGTCGATGAAGTGATCGAGCTCGGCTTCACACCACTTTTGCCCGTCGTAGAGCTGGCAGCGGGCTTGCCCGAAGCGGATCTCTCGGATGCGGAATCGGACGTCTGGGTTGAGCGGCGGCGGTGGTTTGATGAGATCGCCGGGCTCGACGGTGTCTTTGTGCATGGGGGCAAATTCGTCGTGTTCGTCGACGATGTAGAAGTCGCCATCCCAGGCTTTGAACACCTGCTTTTTGTCGATGAGGCCACAGATCGCTTTTGATGTGCGCTTGAACGACCAGGCCATCTGGTGGAGCATCACGTTGAATGACATGGCGCCAATTCCGCTGGGCACCCATGTTTTGATGCGGTCGAGCAGGGCTTGTTCGTCTTTTGTGAGATTCATGGCGCTGACCTCTAAAAAGGGATGTCGTCTTGACCGGCCTGCGGCGCTTGAGGCGCGGGTTGATCCTGGTGTTGCGCGCCCTGGTGCTGGCTCTCGGGGTTGCGGCCGAGCATCTGCATTTGACCGGCGATGATTTCGGTGATGTAGCGCTCAACGCCGTCGCGATCCTGATACTTGCGGGTCTGGATCTTGCCTTCGATATAAACCTGTTTGCCTTTGTGCAGGTATTTGTCGCAGATCTCGGCGAGTCCGCGCCAGGCGACGATGTTGTGCCATTCGGTGCGCTCCTGCGGCTGGCCGTCGCGGTCTTTGAACTTTTCGCTTGTGGCGAGCGAGAAGGTGGCGACGGGGGTGCCGGTGGGCGTGTAGCGCAGTTCGGGGTCTTTGCCGAGGTTGCCGACCAGGATAGCTTTATTGACTGACATTTTTTCTCCTTTTAAAAAACCCCGCCCACGTTCCCCTTCGGGCCTATCCCGTGGCAAGTATGTCCGCGGGCGGGTAATTGAAAACGCATTTCGCGTTAATTGCTCCTTAGTTATGGCAACAATCGTCTATTTTTAGATATGTTGCAGACCTGCCCCCCTGTTGATATGCGGCTGTTTCGCTGTATATCCCGATGTTAGAAATCCCCGACCAGTATCTTTGCTCCTGGAAATACGTCTCCGAAAAATTTAGAGATATATTCCGGCGTCTCTCCGGCGTCGATCCGAAATGGTATCTCTACCCCGGTTTCGTGCTTCAGGATCATGTCTCCTTTTTGGGCATCGCAATCGAGGTCTTCCAGCGCAAAATATGTCCCCGTTTGCGGCCAGCGGGTTTTTTCGGCCAACCCTTTCCACCAGTTGATCTTTGCTCGGCGCTGCTCCTTCTCATATTCTCCATCCGGGTAACAGTCTTCCGGACCCCATCCCTCTGCTCTCAAATCTCGTTCCATACATTCCTCCATGATTTCTAACAAGGCGCTGCACTCGGACTGTCGAGGCCGCGCAGGATCTCGAAAAAGTCTCTACTAGGCCCACCGTCAGAGCACAGCCGGTGAGCTTGGTCGTTAGCCGCCAAACTTCCGCAGTCTCTTTTTCCAGCGCCTGATATGAGGCCCCCATTCAGGATGCATTTCTCCGCGATCAAAGTTGAGCTCAAGTGTGGCAATAATTTCACCGCACAACCCCCGCGCTTTTTCGCATTGGGCTACCTGGGCGGCTAACCCCGCGCTCAAATCGGACTTGCTCCGCAAGTCGCGAATTTCGCTCTTCATCTTTTCCCACCTCTCGTCAATTTCAGCATTGTCCATATTCGGCCTCCGCAAGCCGTTTAGCTTAATCCGTTATGTGTCGGAAAATTTTTCATCGGCCATACGTTCAATTTCTTCTGTTGAGGTTTCGCTAAAATATTTGGGTATCCGGATTTCCTGGTTGTTTTGTATTCATTCACCTGTTACCTCTAATTCGGAAGTTGTGGTTGTTGCCCCGGTGGTATAACTATTCCAACGCTCAATGGCTTGGTCTTCTGTATACCCAGCCGGACCCCTAGCCCCACACGGACAGGCGATAAAGTCCTTGTGCTTTGTAGTCCAACCAGGAATGTCAGCATGAAGGTCGATTGAGTTGTCAGAGATAATCAACTCGTCACTTTTGCAAAACGGGCATGGTCTTAACTTCATCGTCTCCCCTCTGCTCTTTCCAACGATCGCATCACCATCGTGATTGCATCTGCTTGTTCTTCAATCGTTGTTTTTTGAGATGTCATCACCTCTATAGCGGCATTTAACGCTTCATACATCTCTGGAGCCGAAGCAATGAACAGGGCGTTTTTAAGTCCAGCGCGGGCTTCTGTCCCGTATGCCTCCGCAACCAGCTCGCCAGTGTCTGTATCAGTAATCTGGGCGTACGGCCTGCCATTGCAATACGACACCCACCATTTCCTTTCCGGCTGAGGCATTGGACCAAGTTCACACTCATTACAAATATTTTGGTCAGGTACTCCATGTTTACACGCCATCACTAATCATCCCTTCTGTGTCGCTTGTCACCACGACTGCAATAGACAAAAGCTTCGCTGATTCCTGAAAAGTACTCGCATTCTGAGCAGACTATTGACCCGGCCTTTCTGTCTTCTACCCAGATGCGATTAAATGGGCATTGAGTTGTCAGCACCATGAAGCGCGATCCTGGTGGCCCTGCTTCGTACCCGGAAATTCTGACTTTCACAGCAAAGCCTTTGCCCGATTAATAGCACCAAACCATTCACCATTCGTCACAGGCCGCACGTCTTCGCCAAACTCTTCCTGGTCAGAGCGCTCCATCAGCTCGACAAGCTCCTTGATGGCTTCTCTCATCTCATAAAGCCTTATATCTGTTTGTGTTTTCATCACCTACCTCCTTTTGCTATATTGCTCGTCAAAGTTTCCATGGAGCCTTTAATGCTGAATATCCCTGACCTCGATTGCGTCATTGCCTCTGAAAACCATGATTCCTACATCATCGATGCGAAGTCCTCTTGGCATGATGCGAGACCGATCTGCGAAACCTGCCACTCCGCAAACACAATCAGATTCGGCACCAGAAAGCGGAAGTTCCAGGATCTCCCCATGCACGGGAAGAAGGTCACGATTAACTACCACCTGCGGCGGTTTAAATGCCAATTCCGAAGAGCCAAATATTTCAGTGCGGCACATATCCTCCGGCCATCGTCCTCGCTGATCCAGCCCCATTCAGAAGATCCAACAACCAAGCCGGGTTCGTCGCCACAACACATTTCACCGTTTGCGGCAGGCGTATCTTTTTCAAAAATTATTGCTGAGTGGGTTGAACTTTTATCAAATCCAAACTCTTTCATTGTCGTCTCCGTTGAGACAAACGCATAACCATCTAATCAACGCGGACGGAAAATACGTCTGTGCAAATTTGAAAAGCAAAACCAAATTTCGGTGGTTCGCGTACCGGCACGTCGCCGCCGGTTATCACGAACCGTTGGCTGGCTAAAATCCGGTGAACTCCGGCAGTGCATCAAACTCCCTCACCAGCATCTGCGTAAATTCAATGGTGTAGAGTTCATCGTCTCCATCCGCCAGTGCCTGAAGAGCACTGTCCAGATCTTTTTCGATTAGGGTGGTTCCGTCATGGGTGATTTTCACGACCCGCATCATGTCGTTGTAATGCGGGCATTTCTGGTGATGCTTATCGGTGATCGGCTGCGGTTCAGCCCTGCACCAGGTCGAGCATTCACAATCTCCAAACATATTGTTTCTCCGTGGCAACGCGCCAGCCAACCAAATAGTGCAGCGGAAGGAAGACACGGCGCAGGTTCGCGTTAAAGGGCTCGTCGGGCCAGCGGGGGCCGCTGCGCCTCCGCTGACCATGTCGTTACCTGCAACCCACATGACGACCGTCACCGTCTAGTCGTGGCGTCAGACTACCACCAAACAATGACCCTGGTTTGATGTACTGGCATCCTGTCCCATGATCGGTATAAAGAACCAAGCCGGATCGTTCTTTGTTCGCACGATCATCGGTGTCATCATACGGCATTGTTAAAAATCCCACGACGACATAAACGATTAACCAAGACCAAAAGCATATTTTGACCACTTCCCACATATGTTCACCTTTCACAGATAACAACGGCGTGCAGTCGGATTGCTGCGCAACCGCTGACGCCTGGGGCGTTAAAAATGCTCTTCATCGCCAAACTCCACCCGCTCAAACCACACACCCAGGTGCCGCATCCGCTGCGGCGCGGGGGCCATGCTGGAGACAACCAGGCCGCGCTGCTGCATCCAGGTGACGACGTCGACGCCGCCTATCTCGTCCTTGCGGCCTTTATTGGGTTTTGCCATCGATGACGCCCTTAATCTTGTAGTATCCGCGCTTGCGGTTTTTTTTGATGACGCATTCTCTGATGTGCTGGACGTATTCGGGTGACTCGAAGCGCTGCAGCAGGCGTATGAATGTTTCGAGGCTGTGGTGGAGGTCGAAAATTTCCATATCAACAGCCATGATGTCGATGTCCGGTGTTTTGAGCGCCTGTTTGACCTCTTCGACCTCGCTGAAAACGTGTTCGAGCTGATCGGCGATGGAGTTTTCGCGGGCGAATTTTGTTTCTGGCCAGAAAAATGACATGGGATCTCCCTATATTTTGTCGGCGATGATTCTGAGCTGTGCGGCGATCTCGTTGATCTGCTCGTTTTGTTTTTCGATCTGGCGCAGGGCGGTCTTGGGCATGCTTTTGGGCCAGTCTTCTGCGTGTTCTGAGAGCTGCCCCTTAATCAGCGCAGCAGCGACTTTAATCAGCTCGTCTTTTTGCGAGGGCGGCTGATCGGCGCTGAATGCCTGGTCGAGCATGGATTCGACGTTGTCGAAAAACTGGACGGCTTTTTGCGCGACGTTTGGATCGAGCGCGGGGCCGGGGTAGTAGTCGATGGCGCGCATGGCGCTTTGCTCGACTTTTTCGAGCCGGTTGTAGCGGGCGGATTTTTGCTCTGCCTGCTTTTTGAGGCCGTCTGACAGGGCACAGATGAGCGAGAGGATGACGGGGCCCTGGTGGGGGTTGGTGGATTGCATCACTTCTCCCTCTCTTTCATCATCTTGTCTGCATGCAGAAAGGCATCCCGGGCAAGCCCTACCGGGCCACAATCCGCATCAGGATGTGCCGCGATCAAACCCTGCAACGCCTTGGCTGCAAAATAATCTCTCAAGGACATGCCGTTAGTGCCCTTGGCCTCTTCCCCTTTTTGAGCACTTGCCTTTCTCAGCGTGACCTTGTCGGCATAAAGTCTCCGACCACTTTCGGCGTAGGTATAGTCACCCACAATGTTTTTGAAGGTGACGACGATGATGTCACCGGGGCCTTCTTTTATTATTTTGGCGACGATCCCCTCTCCATATTCGTCGTCGATCACTTTGTCTCCGAATTCGAAATGTTCCGTCGCTTGCATCATTTTCCCTCCCTTTCAATTTTCGCCAGGCGGCGCTTCTCGTTGAGGCTCAAGCCGAGGCGTTTTGTTTTCAGAATTTTTGCGTCGTTGCCGAATGCCTCTTTGATCTGGATGAGGTGTTCGGACTGCTCTGGTGTCATGCCGCGCAGCATTTTGATTTCGCGCCAGCTGAAGGCGGCGCAGGCGGCCTGGCGGCGGATGCTGTGGCGGTCGCTGATGATGTAGGGGTGGCCGCTGTGGCTGGTGCCGTGGACGGCGTCGGGGTCGACTTCTGCAGCGGGGGTAGTATTAACCGTCTCTCCCCCTGCCCCCGGGGTGGTGTCATGCAGGGCAGGGGTGCGCTCGGCACGTGGTGCTTTGGGTGCGGCCTTTGAGACGGGCGGCAGCAGGCCGGATTCGATCCAGGAGCGCAGATCGGCTTTGGGTTGGGCTGCGTAGTCGCCTGGGTCTTTTCCGGCGGGTACGGGCCAATATTGGGCTTGGCGGTATTGGCCGCGCCAGGCGGCGATGGCTTTTGGGCCGGCGCCGGGTTTGCCGTCTTTGCCGGGGTCGGCGTCGAGGCTGACCAGAATGGTGGGCAGGGGCTGCAGGAGCTGGTGCAGCTCTGCGGGGATGCCGGTGTTGACGGTGCCGAGTGCGATGGCGATGATCTGCGGGTGTGCGGCGGCGCAGGCGATGGCGTCGAGTTCGGCTTCTACGATGATGGCGCCGCGGGGTTTTTGGTCGCCCTGGGGCTGAATGACCAGGGGGGCGTTGCCGCTGCCTTCAATCCAGACGTACTTGAGGTCGGGCAGGAAGCGGTCGCGGTCTTGTTGGGTGCGGCGCACTCGGATGCGGTGGATGTGGCCGTGCTGGTCGTAAATGGGGATGAGCAGGCCGGCGGGGATCCACAGCGTGGGCTTGCCGTCGTCGCGGGGCGGCAGGCCGATTGTTCTGCGCTGGACTTTGGTGTTTTTGGTGAGCCAGCCGAGGCGGTGGAGATTGATGGCTTCGGGGGTGATGCCGCGGCTGTTGAGGTACTGGATTTGCTCTGGCTCTTTTTTGAGCTGATTGTGCGCCTGGCGAGTGAGCTGGTCGGCCCAGGCGGCCCATATCTGCTGGGGGCTTTTGGTGGTGGATCTGGGCAGTGTTTTGCTGCTGTGCGCGGGTGCGGGAGCGATGGCCCGGGCTTTGGGTGGTTTGGGGCCGGTGCCGTCGCCCATGCGGCAGGTGCCACGCACGGGGCAGTGGTGGAGGGTGCAGCCTTTGCCGGCGGCCAGGTGGGCTTCGGGGCAGCTGAGTCCGTCGACTTCGCGCAGCCAGGTGATGAGGTCGCCTTTGAAGTCACAGGAATAGCACTTGAACCCGCCGTCGGTGCGCAGGTTGAGGCGGTTGGTCTTGTCGCTGCCTCCGCATTTTGGGCAGGGGCCGACGTAGCGTCCGGATCCGCTGCGGCGCAGGTTGTGTTGCTTGGCGATGTCTTCGGCGGTGGTCATGGTTTTATCTCATCCAGAGGGTGAAGTCTTTAAAATCCAGCAGTTATAAAATCGGCACGGTTTGGCACTCAATTGGCACTCAATTGGCACTTTTGTAACTTTACGTTTTTATTATATTTTTTAAAAAAGAGTGCCAAAGTGCCGATTGATTGTTTACGCGCGCGTGAGGACAAAAGTTTTCCAGATGCGTTTCTGTGTGTTTGATCCGCGCGTTTATGGGTGTGTATATTTTTGCTCCCGTGCGCGCGCGTGACATTAATCGGCACTTTGGCACTCTTTTGGAAAAAGTGTAGTGATTCAAAAGGCTTGCGCTGGTGCCGATTGAGTGCTGATTGAGTGCCAAACCGTGCCGATTCGTTGAATTTTTGGCACTGGAGGGTGTTTCTCATCTTATTTCCCTCCTTTTTTGCTGGTGATGTAGTCTTCGACCTGGTCGATGATGTCGTATTTGAGAGTGACACCGAGGCGCGGTTTTTTGTTGTTGGAGCGGTCGACTTCGTAGCCGGCCTCGGAGAATTTGCGCCCGAGGGTGTTTTTGGTGGGCACGCGGTCTTCGCGTCCGTCGCGGTTGATGGACCACCACCACTTGAGGGCGTCGTGCAGCTCGGCGGCGCTGGTCTTGTACGCGGGGTCGACGTGTCCGTTCTGGACGTGGGCGTTGAGGCATTCGGCGAAGAACTGGCCGAACCAGTCTTCATCCTTTGCGTGTTCTTCGACGCTGGCGAGGACGCTGCTGGGTGGGCTGAGCCCTTGTTCCTGCCACTGGAGGCAGCCGCGGACGAGCCAGGCGAGGATCCCGGGGATTTCTTCTTGCAGTTTTTTCTTAAGTTCGGGGTCTCGCTGCCGGAACCATTGGGACATGAGCGGGTTTTTCTGGGCTTCGGCTTCTGGGTCGTTGACGTATCTGTATGGGAAATCGATCTTGAGCAGTCGCTGCACCAGGGCGAAGTCTTTGGTGAGGCCATGGGGCAGGTGGTTTGTCTGCAGAAAGAGTTTGTGCGTGGGGGCAAAGGTAATCTCGCGGCTGAATAGGGGCCGGGCGGTGATGTCGTCGCCGCCGGTGAGGGCCTTGATGCCTGCGCCGTCGATTTTTTGGCCCTCGTTGGTCTCGCTGGCCACAGCAAGGCGTTTGCCGAGCAGGGAGACGAGGTGCTCTGAGGTCTGGCTGGGGCTGGGTTCGTTGCGTTGCTGCAGGATCATGCCTCGGTTGACGAGGTGGTAGTAGGGGCCGAGGATGTGGCTGATGATCTCGAACAGGACGCCTTTGCCGTTGCGGCCTGGGCCGGTGAAGACGAATATGTGCTGCTCGGTGGTGAGCCCGGTGAGGGCGTAGCCGAAGACGCGGGCGAGAAATTCGGTCATGGTGCATTCGCCGTTTTCGAGGTCGCCGGTGATCTCGGGCAGGAAGTGTTGCTCCCACAGCTCGCATTTGGCGTGGGGGTCGTAGTCGATATCGAGCGCGCGGGTGAGGCGGTCTTCTGGACGGCCCTGGGTGAGTGCGCCGGTGCGCAGGTCGATGACGCCGTTTTTGACGGGGAGAAGCCAGGGGTTGCGGTCGAAGTCGCTCTCTCTGGCGACCATATCGGGTGCGACGATGGGTGCCCAGAAGAGGGTTTTTTCGGCTCCGCCTTTGCTGCGTAGTCTCTCGATCCTGCGGGTGTAGGCGGTGCGGATCTTCTGGTAGCGTTTTTTGTCGTCTTCGCTGTCGGCTTTTTCGATCAGCTCGTCGAGGCTCTTGGCCTTGGCTTCGTACTCGAGCGCGACGTCTTCGACGGCTGAGAAGGAAAAGCCCTGGTCGTCTATCTCCCACACGCGACCGTTCCAGCGGCGCCACTGGCCATCCTTGGGCGTGACGTTGAAGAGGAACTTGTCGCCGTGGATCGAGGCGAACAGGCAGCCGTCGCCGCGCTCGTTGGCGGCCAGGCATTGGCCGACGTATTTTGGATCGAGGGGCTGGCGCTCTTCGGGCACTTCGAGTGCGGCGGCGCGCTCCTGGACCTGCTTGGCCATATCCTGCAAATCAGACATTAATACTCACCCTGCATGCGACGCTGCCAGCGCAGGACGCTGTCGGTACTCATCCCGGCGGCTTGCGCGATTGTCTTTGTGGCCACACCGATGATGGAGAGCGCGGCGACAACGTAGACTTGGCGTTCGTCAGCTGTGGCGCGGCCCTCAAACATCGTCCCGGTGCGCCAGCTGTAGCGGCGGCCGCAACCGGCGCACACCACCGCCAACCCTGCGCGGAAACGCTCGGCGTCATGGTCGACTGCACTGGTGCGGCAGTCGGGGCAGATCGGCCCGGCAGGATGCAGGCGACGCATCCACCAGGTGCGGCACTGACCGGCATCGAGGCGCTGGTGCAGATTTTCAATCGCGCAACTCACTTCGCAACCTCCGATTTCAAAAAGAGAAAATGCATTGCTGCACCCAAATTTAAAAAATTAAATGGACTCATAGATCGAGGCTTTGCTGCCCGTATGCGGTCATCCCCCCGGAAGGACCCGTGAGGCTCGCGACGTCGGCGTTCGCGCTCACCCTTTTATCTGCTCGCGCGGCATAGCCACGAGGGGGCGCGGGGGAGAGGTAGACACCGTCAATACCACGCAGCCAGAGCGGGGAGAACTCAGGGCAGCTCGGCTCATCCTCGCCCCGACTCCAAGCGAACAGAGAGCGGCGGGCCTGCTCAGGCTTACGCCCGCAGTAGCGGCTTGACCGGCAGTCGCGGCAATCAAGCGTCGGGCCACTCACTGTGCATCCTCCAGCAGCGCCACACGCTTGATCACCATGTATCCCAACAGATCAAGCTCTGGATCTTCCCCAGCGTCCTGTCCCTGCATCATGCGAGAGAGTTTGTCATCCATTCGCACGTTGATCTGCTCGAGGCGGTCGGACCTGCTGAAGCAGCGCACCGGGTTGATGGCGCTGTTGCCGTAAGCTCTGTTCTTCCCGATCAGGAAATGGCGAATATCACTCAACACCGTGTCCAGGTTGGCGACAAACGCATCATGCCCATTGTCATGCACGTTCACATATTCCGGCTCCGGGTCTTTCGTCATCACATCCACACGCGGCAGCGGCTCAGGTTCATCAGGCTTGTATTCAACAGGGCGCGGCGTCTCTTCATCTTCCAGCCTTTCAACGGGAACATCCTTAACGCTGGCAGGGCTCTTCGCTGGCCTTGCCTCACGCTCCTCGCGCAACTCCTTGTGATAGCAGGAGCCACACTTTCCGCGCCCCTGAATCGTCCTGATCTCACCACACGCAGCACACTTCCTGACCGGCTTGCTCACGTCCTCCTCCTTCTTCCCCTGCGCAGATCCACCCCGCGTCTTAACCGGCGGCAGATCCGGCAGCATCTTTGCCAGCGCGTCCATGTCGTCCTGCTGAGGGCAGTCATGGCACACCTGATTATTCGTCCGATATCGAGAGCAAAACCCCGGATGAATCCGAGCCTGCAGCCGCTCGCATACCGCCAGCTGGTCCTCAATCGCGCGAGAGGCTTCCATGCCCATTCCCCGCATAGTCAGCAACCATCTTCACACGCGCCTCCGTCAAAGCCTCCAGAGACTCATACTCAGCCTCACCCACCAGGCCATAGACCACCAGCAAAGCGACAACAACCAGCCACGCTCTCAAATCCATTACGACAACTCCTTAATTGTGATACGGGGGATCATCCGGAGGATTAATGCCCAGGCACAACAGCGCCACAAACCCAACAGCAGCCATCGCCAGTACAAACCAGATCATGCAGCCACCTTACGCAGCTGCCCGACGCAGAAACACGCTTCGACAGGCCGCCCATAGACATTGACCGCTGCATGCACCAGGTTAGCCTCAACCGCCTGGACTTCAGCAGTCAGGTTGTAAAAAGGACCATCCGTTACCTTTACCTTGTCACCGATCGCCAGCGCAGGCTTACGGTTCGTCGGCCAAAGGATGATGTCGTGCTCCGTCGACTCAAGGTCCACATCCTCAATGTCGCGGATGTCACCCACGTCCAGGAACACATCACGGTCGCCATGCTCACGCACCAAGGCTCGAAGTTTACCGATCAGAACAGAAGCCTTCATCGTCTCCCTCCACTCACGGCCCGGCCTTTGCTTCTCATCCGCTGGCGGGCCTTCTCGTTTCTCTCTTTCATCGCGGCCTTCATGGCCTCGCGGCCACTCGTCTTGTAAATTTCAGCAATCCGCTCCGCCTCAAGCACAGTGTCAGCCTCAGACGGATCACCCTTCTTGCGCCTGGGCTTCTCGTCCACACTCACACCGCCATGCTCAAGCAGCTGCTCGAGCATGCTTTCGATTCGGTCAAGGCGTTCAGAGATTGCTTGGTCCATCACGCGCATTCCTCTTTTGCTTTTTCTTTGTGGTGGCCTCGCTCAACACACTTTTTCTGCTGACGGCCGTGGAGATCTAGCCGATCCCTGTCCGTCATCACCCCCGCTTCAATCAGCTGCAGAACAAGAATCTCCGCACACCTCTGAACATCGATGATCTGCTCCATCTTGGCAGCAAATACCTCCTTGAAATTAGGAGTGTTCACCGGGTCTGCATTCGCAAAAATCTGGCTAAGAATGCGAGCCGCCTCCATAGCCTCACCAGCCTCATCTGCAAAGCGGCTGAAGATAATGGCGGGGTCTTTCCGGATGTTATTCAGCTCAGGAAAAATTCGCGGGATCACCGCCTGGTAGACAAGGTTCTCTTCCAGGTAGTGGAGCAACAGAGATGTGTCGTTGAGAAAGTCAGCTATCTTGACGACCACGGCAGCAGAGGGGCCATCCTTGAGTCGGTCTCTCTCAATATCAGAAACCGTCACAGCGGTAAGTCCAAGGTGCTCCGCTACATCAGCGAGCGTTTTCCTTTTTTCACGCCTCGATGCCCTTATTTTCTGTCCGATTGTCATTTTTTATCCCTCATTTTTAGGTTACGCCTAAATATATAATAAAGTCTGATTTAAAAGTCAAACAAAAATTTTAGGGCCAACCTTAAATGTGGCGGGAAAACAGACATGTTTTAGCTAATATTCCTGAAATAATCCAAACGCTTAAGGCTTTACTTAAAACTTAAGGAAACAGTTTAAAAAAGGTTGATTTAGTGGTAAAAGGAAGGCATGAACCTGAATGAAAGAATCAAATACGCTCGCGAGAAAGCCGGATTTTCAAACCAAAGCAGGTTTGCTGAAAAGTTCGGTGTTTCAAGCGCCACAGTCTCTGGCTGGGAACATGCCAAGCACAATCCCACAGCAGACAGACTGATCAAGATCGCAGAGGTGTGTCATGTCTCACTCGATTGGCTCGTCTTCGGGAAAGACCCGCCAAAAACAGTTGACCAGCTCACCTCAGACGACCTTCTGGTTGAGATCTGCAATCGGCCAGACCTTTACAAGAAATTAAAAACCAAGGAAGCGACGAACACCTGTGAAGACGAACAGGAATATGCACGTAAAAACGATCCGCTTCTGACGGAATTGGTCAAAATTTACCAAAAACTCCCAGAAGAAGATCGAATCAACATACTGAAAACAGCCAAAGGGCTTGAAGCCTTTAACGAGTCGCGGACAAACGTAGGAGGGGGCTCAGACTCAGGGGCGGAGAATTGCGCTTAGAGGTGAGGCGGCTTGGCTGGCACGTCTATTAAAAGCATGGAGGGGAAAACATGCATCCGGATCACAAATATTGCCACTACCTCGCAACACGTCATAACCTCAAAAAATCGATCGAAACAATCCATGGCCTCTTCCAAGGCATCGGTGTAGACCAAAAACTCTCAGAAGGTGAAATCAACTTTCTGCGCACATGGCTTGAAACCCACAGCAAGGTCGCAAACAGGCATCCATACAACGAGATATACCCCACCATCGACGCAGCCCTTGAAGACAACATCATCACCGAAGAAGAGCAGCAAGATATCCTCTGGCTATGCGAAAAACTCGCAAAACCAATAGACGCCTATTCAGACCACACCCAGGGCCTGCAACGCCTGCAAGGTCTCCTCGCCGGGATTATCGCAGACGGGAAGATCACAGAAGAAGAACTCACCGGCCTGGCAGAATGGCTTGAAGATCACGCGCACCTTAGATCCTGCTGGCCTTATGATGAGGTCGACAGCCTGATTACAAGCATCATGTCCGATGGGAAAATTGATGAAGAAGAACAGGACCTGCTGCTCTCGTTTTTCTCAGAATTCGTCCTGATAGACGACGACAAAACAATAACAAACCCCCTCGTACAAGCCGACAAAACGCTATCCGGTGTGTGCTCCTGCGCCCCAACGATCACCTTCAAAGACAGATCCTTCTGCTTTACTGGAGCCTTTTCCGCTCATCCTCGAAACACCATCGCAGGTGTCGTTCACAACCTCGGGGGGAGAGTCGTCAACAACGTGTCAGGCATAACCAACTACCTCATAATCGGGTCTGAAGGGAATCCGTGTTGGGCCTATGCCTGCTATGGCCGCAAAGTCGAAAAAGCGATCAGTCTGAGAAAAGAAGGGGCAAGCGTTATGCTTGTTCACGAAAATGACTTTCTCGACAATGTCTACGAGCAGGGAATATCAATCTAAAGAAAGAAAAGAGGGGGGACAATGTCAGAAAATTACAAAGAATGTCCAGAGTGTGGGTTCAAATACCACAGTCGAGCTAATAGCTGTCCAAAATGCCACCAAGGCCAATCAGACCAAGAAAAGAAAATGCAGTGCCCACTATGCAAAACAGCCCCAATGAAAGCAACAGAAACGCCTCTAATCCAGAGCCAGATTGTTAGATTTTGCGGCATAATTATCGCCTTTCTTTCAGTGGTTTCTCTAGGGATTGGCATTTATGAACTTTCCAACGGATCCTCTTATTCGGCGGCCATCCTCCTCGCAGGAGGGATTGTCGAAGGCGCTCTCGGATTTTTATTGATATCAGCTCGCCAGGTCTGGGGCTGTCCACGCTGCGGGCACTATCTCCCTAGATACAGCTCCTAAAAAAGGCTCCATTCAAAAGAAGCTCCATCAAAACAAGGAGGGAACGTGAAAAAAGCCATCATCATTATCGCTATGCTCGCCATCGCCAGCCCGGCCTTCTGCAGCGGCCTGGTCCGCTGTTCTGGCAAAATCATAGAGCCAGGCGTCTCAAAATACGACCTCAAAAAATACTGCGGCGATCCCGAAGAAAAGACAATCACCGGCACCGAAAAGTACGGCAGCAAATACAACTCCTATGAACTCCAGATCGAAGAGTGGATGTATCCTCGCCTTAGCTACGGTAACGACTACGTCATCACCGTCATAGGCTCAACCGTTCGCAGGGTTAAACGACTCGACTGATGGCTGTCCGACCCAAAAAAGACAAAGACGGCAACATCATCCCCGGGGAATTCTACATCGACGTCCGCCTCAAGGGGCGCAGCGGCCCGCGTGATCGGATCCACTTTATCGGCACCGAGGTCGAGGCCCGCGACTATGAAGTCTCCCTCAAGGGGGCCAACGGACCAGGCATCGGCGCATCTGTCACCCCCACATTCATCGAGGCCATCCCTGATTTTTTACGCGACTACGGCAACCAGGTCAGCAAAAACACCATCAGCGACTTTCATTGGGCCTGGAAGCAGCTCGAAGGCTCGTTCGGCAACATCCACATGGCCAAACTCTCCCCAGCCATCGTCGAAAAATACAAAGCCAAGCGCCTCGCTGACGGCGTCAAAAAACGCACCATCAACCGCGAGCTGTCATATCTCAGCGCCATCATCAAGTGGGCCGAAGAAAACAAGCACATACCGCCGCTTGCGTACCGCATCAAGCGGTTCCCCAAAAAACAGACAAAATCGCCCACGCCCGCGGTGCACACCCCGCAAGAGATCCAGGCGGTCATTGACGAAATCCCAGAGAAAAAACGAGGCATCGTCTACCTGCTCTATGACGCCGGTCTGCGCCGATCAGAAGCCCTCAACCTGCAAGGCTCACAGGTCGACCTGGCCCGAAAGGTCATCACAGTCGTCGGCAAAGGCGGCAAAGAACGCCTCGTGCCCATCCTCACAGAGCGGCTGCACGACGAACTCAAAGACCGCATCAAAGAAAACGGCAAAGGCTATCTCTGGGTCAACCCATCAACCGAGCAGCCCTACAAAGAGATCCGCAAACTTCTACAAAACGCAGCAGCCAGGGCAGGGGTCGACAAACGCATTTATCACCACCTGCTGCGTCACGACCACGGCACCCACTCCGCAATGGCAGAAGTCGATCCCCGAGCCGTCCAGCTCATGCTCGGTCACAGCAACCTGAGCACCACCCAGCTCTACACTCATATCGCCGGAGATTTCCTGGCAACGCAAGGGTCTAAATTCGCGAACCTTATCAAAACCGCAAAAAGCGTGGACAAAAAACAGACAAAAAACGACAACAAAACCGAATAGTTACAGGCCGCACTTTGAATTCAGGGTCTAGTGGGCGTAGGCCCGTGGGAGTTCGAGTCTCCCCTTCGGCACCAAAAGAAATCAAGGGGTTAGCGGTTTTTCGCTAGCCCCTTTTTCGTTGTTTTTTTGTCCACGTTTGTCCACATTTGTCCACACCTGTTTTTGGTGTGGACAGGCGGTTTTTTATCGGTCGCCGAACAGGACTCCGATCAGCCGTGTGAATTCGTTGTCGAGGGATTCCTGGATGCGGTCGAGGGTGGGGTCCATGACTTCGGGTTGTCCGAACATGCTGGCCATGGTGATGGTTTTTCGCTCTACGATCTGTTCTTTGTTTTTCCCGCGCATTTTGCTGCCGGGGATGCGCTCGAACACGCCGATGTGACCGCTGCGCATGGCGGCGATGAATGCGTGGGGCTTATGGGTGGTGTCTCCGCCGCGCATGATGTCGACGAACACACCAGATCGGCCCGTGGCTCTGCGCCGCAGGGTGGAGCGCTGACGGGTTGTCACGGACATGCCCCGGTGCCACTTGGCGCCGAAGTAGGTCAGCGACATGGGGCGCCCCTTGACGGTGATCATGGCGTTGCGGCCGCCGGCGGTGGCTTTCAGCGCGGAGACGGCGCGGTTGATGTCGGCCTTCTTGATATTCCAGCGGGCGTAAATGGCCCGGGCCGCTTCTGCTTTGCCTCGCGTCAGCGCGGTATTGGTCGCCATGCGGGCGGCCTTGTCCACGTTTTTCGGGTCGAGCATGTTGCGCAGGCGCTCGTAGCCTTTCAGTTCAAGCTCTCGAAACATCCCTCACACCTCGAATTCATAGCTGGGCAGGTCCGGTGCCTGCCCCTGCAGCCTGTTGCTCTGCACGAAGGCTTTACTGCCGACCGCCACGCTTTGCCCCTGCACGGTCGATTGTCCGCCTCCCGGCCAGGTGACGGTGCTGGTGCCGTCGCTGTTGTGGGCGGCGACTGTGGCGATCAGCAGCGGGTCTTTGGGTAGCAGTCCGGTAAATCTTTTGTAGAGGTTGACCATGGATTTTAACTCCCGTGGTAGCGCAGCACGTCAATCTGCTGGGTGACGGTGGGTCTTTGGGCGCTCAGGCGGGTGGCGACGACCAGTCCGCGCCAGTTGCCTGCAGGGTCGACCACCTCGATGATCTTGCCCGGTTCAAGCAGGCCCGGGTTTTCGAGCAGCGGGGCGGTGATGCTCTCAATGCTACGCCGCCCGCTGTCGGCCAATATCTTTTTGCCCAGGGCAAGCCCGGCTTCGGTCGCGGTAATCAGCGAGTGGGTCTGCATCTGCGGTTGCTCGGAGCCGTCCGTCCCGGCCCGCCGCACGAAGCAGGTCACGCCCTGGTGCTGCCCGCTGGTGTAAACTCC